CCTTCTTTAAGAGTTACCTCTTAAACCGCCAGATTATCGAGATCATGCGGGGTGGTTCCTGATCAACAGGATAGCCAACCATAAAGAATTAACTCTATGGCCGTATCGGTTGAGATAAGAGAGGGTTCATTAAGGCAAATGAAGGTTCCCGTGGGTAGTGGACAGTACCACTGCTTACATCAACCTCATAGGAGTCTCTCGACTTGCCCTATGAAGTGGTTCTAACCGCCAGAATAAGATCACCATACCTTATTCCAGTCATTAGATCCCAAGGGGCCCAGGTATTCTTCATTAGAAGGACCCTTAATAATCCTGTGTTACCCTAACCAGGATAGAACAATTGCCAGTGACCACCAGGGGTGGCACACATCGCCAGGATGGATGTTAGGCCTCGCGATTGGAAACCTAATCACTGAGTAACTTGATAAGCAACGACGAAGTAACTGAAACTGCTACTGGTTCCAGAACCAGAGAATGTAACTGTTACTGTCGATGAAGAGGAAGTACCCGTACGTGCGTATGCATATACACTCTCGGTACTATAATTGCTTTGTGTCTGATAACCGCCAGATATGTTACTGACGTTTAAAGAAACAGAGCTAGTAGCCGTAGTGTTTATATATACATAAACGCATATTGGTTGGCTGGTGTCAACACCAGTTATACTAACCTTCTTCGAACCACTATCATAAGTGATGCCCAGACCACCCACTTCTCTTTTAGATTCACTACTGCTAATAGAAGCATAGTTCATCACAAGAGGTAGTGGCCCAGGCAAACTTAGTTTGGGTTCTTATCAAGGAGTTCAACATCATATTCAACACAGAGATAACCAACAAGATAACTGGTGGTACTAATACCTTCAGTACTGATTAGGAAGTTGCCTAAATTATAGGTCTTCAAGTCAGCATTAGATGGGATAGTACCTTGATTATCTAATGTAAATAACATACCGTTGTTACCACGTCTGTTAACAGGTACTGAGAGCTCTTCTTGTTTCCATGGAGCAAATGAAGTAAACTTAGCTAAGTTTGTCATTTGTGTTCCATTGGCAGGAGTTGCATCTAAAGTATCAAAGTCAACTGCCATGGTGACGTTTCCGGCAATACTAGTTGGTGAATTATTGATAAAGAAAAATCTCAATTTGTGAAATTTATATTTATCAAATAATGCAGCTATACTAGATAACCAAGGAAAAGTCTTTGAATCAGCGGGGTTAATTGCATAGGTATCAGCCTTAAAGGCTCCAGCTGTGGTAGCGTTTGCAACTACATTACCTATCCTTTCCATTTGATGAATTCTCAAAGGCTTGCTTTGACCACTCCATGTAGGAATGGAAGAAACAGGTACTTGATTCTTCTTCTTATTGGAAGTAGATGGTTTTGTAACTGTATTGCTACGTTTGAGTTGAGCAACCTGATTCTTAAGTTGCTTATTTTGTTTTAATAAATCGGATTTGGTAATATTAGACATTGTATTGGATCCCACGTGTCTATCGTGCGACTATACATTGTATCCAACTGGTTTGGGCCAGCCCAACCGTGTAGTCTGTCAGCATTTACGTCGCATGGACGATTTAGCACGGAAGTATTGAGTAAAACCCTATACCCAGTTCTACACCGTTTTAGTTGGTTTAATAGATACAACCCAATATAATGATCGTTGTACTGACTCACCCTTAGTGCTTTTTCACTATCTTTGGCTCGGAAATCTTTTTAAAGAGATCCTCGTCATAATGAAGAATATGGCCTGTGTTGAAGTCGATCTCGTACCAACCTTTAGGTTTAGTAATCGATCTACTTGTTGGTTCAACAATCTCAGGATCGAAGAACCTGGCTTCTTCTTCATCAAATCCAGCAAGCTGGTAAGATAATGGAAACTCAGTTTCTGACACAAGAGTAAAGGGTACTTCCAACAATCTACGAAGTGCCATTTTTGGTTGGAAACCAATCTTCTTAGCACTTGGTAACCTATGTCCAGGTCTAAACACCAGGCTTAGTTTACTAGGATCATGAGGTTGACTAAGGAGGGGAAGATCGTATAGCCTCTTTATTACCTTATCTTGATTTTTATTTAGTGGTTGCGTTTTAGGAACGATTCTTATGCGGTCATGAAATCCCATGTCAACACAGGAATATGATGTTTTATCTTCGTTTGGAACTAATCTTAGGATATATTTGGAAGGATCCTTATTCTTCCTGACGAGCTGTTCTATAAACCAGTTATAGAAGTAAGCTCTCTTCCTTTGATAAGTCGTAAATGCTACATGTTTTGCGACTTCCTGATCCAGCGGAAAGCCACAACCTCCGAGCCACCTATCGATAAATAGGTTTTGTTTACCATCGTAAGTTAAGCTCTCAATAGCTTGCTTATGGTAGTGGATGAATCTTCTATGGGCTCGCCATTTATTGGTGGATCCATCGATCACTTCTCGATACCAATCCCAGATTGGTTTATCTGAAAGTGAGGCCCGTCCGGTTACTTTTGCTTTACCTGTAAGAAGGCCAACGTTGAAGAACTTGTATCTCTCCACTTTACCATTACATTCATGAAACATTATGGAATTGATAGTGAAAAGATCTTTATGGATGTAGTTCTTTCCAACGGAAAGACTAAATCCAACAGATCTGATCTTATCTTTCCAAATTTCATAATGATCTGGGTTGGATGGAAAGAGTATATCGTCACCGTTTATAAGGACTGGAAGGTCTCTGAAATCAATTTCTTTCTTAAGATATTCTTCCATAGATATCCAATAGGATATAAGGTTGATTATACATAAGATTGGAAAAGATAGAACAGATCCCATTAACTGACCAGTTTGTTGAATCGCAGGTAACACTTGCCTTTCTTCGACCTTAAAATGACGTTTAATCTTTTTCAGATTTGAAACACGATTAAGCCTCTTATTTAAGACCTTAAGTTGGGTAGGTATTTCCCTTTTGATTTTAACAGAAGGATAGTTAAGTTCCTGTTTATATATTACGGATCGTAATATATCCTTATAATTCTTTGAATAAGGCGAACGTTTAAGTATACCTTCAAAGACCAATGCAGTACAACGAATGTCAACCCCATCAGTTGCTCCACTATAATCGCCTGAGACCCATGAGTTAAACTTGATACCATTTTTAGCTTCAAATGTATTCCTTTTCTTCAGAAGATCATTTAAATCTTCATCAAGTAAAGGTCTACCTGTCGCTACAAAGGTAGGATATTGCTGTAGGTAATTCCACATACTTTTCTGGCAGCAACGAGCTAACCAGTAAGGTACGGATTCACCTTTAGTAATTAATCTTACCTTTAGAGGTTCAAGGATTCCATGAACTTGGACTTTAAGTGGTTCACCACAGAATTCTTCATGTGCTACATCGACCACTTCGTTGAAACTTGGTAAGAATGGTTCAAATGCCTGCATTTTACTACCGTTCTTAAGCGAAACCATTGTTTCCTCATTTGTATAACCAAAGTTGTCAAGAACCCAATTACGTACATCGTTTCTTTGTCCACCATCACTACGTGTGGTTTCAAATGAAGCAGAGGTACTGGCTTCTTTAAAACTAGGTTTTTCAGCTTTATATTCCTTAAGGAATTTATTAAGCTTACTCACAAATGTCGGATCAATATCATTTGTAGGGGCTTTTGTAAGCTTTCTACGATGCTTAAGATAAGACTCAAAAACAAAATGTTCAGGAGCCTCATGAGCACCACGTTTCACTCCTTGAAGTATTGACCACCATATTTCAGCAGATCTGCGTGATTTATGGATAAGTCTTGCTCTCAGGAAACGCTTGATACGTCCGGTGAAAACGAGAGGGTTTGGGCTATGATCCAAGAAACCTTTTGGCTGTTCTGGTAGATCATTCTCCAGATAGAAGGCCATAGGATAAGCAGTGAAGTACTTAGCATATGAGATGAAATCATCAATAGGCCATGACTTCGCAACCCTAAAGAATTGCAATTGTTCGTACAGAGGGAACCAGCCGAATTTCGGAGCTTTATCAAACAAGACTTCAACCAAACTTAACGTTAGGTCGAGGGCTTCTAAGATAGAGCTACCCTCTATAAAAACTCTGGTTGGACTAATTATTTTAGCTCCTAAGGCTTTAGCATCGTCCTTTGAAAAGGATTGACTAAACTTAGTAGCGATTATAAATAATCGTCCATAGGTTTTCTTATCCTTCACCAAGAAGGATGGGGACTCCTTAATTCCCATCAACAAAGTAAGAATATGTGTCTTACTTCTTTTGAGTGGTGCCATAGCGAG